CACCGAGCCCCTAGCATCGGAAAAGTTCGGGTTGGCTAGGGGTTATTCGTCGTCGCTTTCGTCGAACATCTCAACCAGCAAAGGGACCTCAACGGTTTCCTTAAATTCGCCTGCGTTGTACGCCATCAAAAGCATTGCTTGCAAAGGCACCGCTTGGTATTCGTATGCCGTCAAATAGCCGTTGTCTTTGGCCCATTTCCAGGCCTTAAACGCCAACTGCATCAGGGCAAAAATCAAGGCCAATGTGGCCGGATCAATGAATTTGTAAGCCGGCTTGCCCTTGCGATGCTCAGCAAAAAGCTTTCGCCTGAGTGATCGCTTGGCTTTGCGTTCGTTGCCATCGGCCTCAGCGTAGCACTCAGCGAAAGTCGCTTCGTGGTTTTTGGCCGCTGTTTGCAGTCGCTCTAAAAAACTCACTTTGCCACCTCATCGGGCTTTGGCAGGGGTCGGACTGAATCGCCTACGATCCAAGCCGCAACAACCCAAACTAGCTCTTGAATCTGATCTTCGGACAGTGGTAGGCGATCCTTGAGGACAACCACGGCAACTGTAGCCGCCGCCGCCCAAAATCGCTTGCTTTTGACAAGTTCGCCAATGTTCATGGTTTTCTCCTTTGTCAACATCTTATCCACCGTCAAGGGGCTTGACAATCACCGGGGGCCCGAATTTCGCTTTTGCCGCTTCCGAGCCACCGGCTTGGACTTTGGCCGCCTTTTGGTTTTGCGAGGCAGGAATAGCCCTAAATGCTCGTTCATGGCCTCGAAAATTAGCCCGCTCAGGGTCATATCCATCGCTGCCGCTTGCTTGTTCCAAGCCGCCCAAGCTTCCTCGGGTTGGGAAATGTTCTTGCGTTCCATCATTTGCCTGCCTTGTTCCGTAGATCCTCGATCCAAAACTGCCCCGGGTCGAACACGTCAGCCGAGTACACCGCCACGCCAAGAGCCGCCCAGTAGTGAGTAGCCACGCCGTAGAGCTTGCCCGGTTGTTTCTTGGTCCCAACCTTGCCGAAGCGATCGATAAGAGCCTGCCGGACGTTGGCATCCTTGGCTTTCATCGAGTTGCACAGGTGTAGTTTGACCGCTCGACGCGGGACAAGGCGCAAGTGCCAACTGCGATCGTACAAGAGCGACGCAAACCAGCCAATGCCCGCCACTGTGCGAAATGTCTCTTGACCTACCGCCATTCCGAAACACTCAATCCATTCAATCGAAACGTGGTCGACACCCTTGAGTAGCGGCCCGATCTCAAACGATCCAAGCTTGAACACCGGAATCGATTCAAGCCTGATAACCTTTTCCGCTACAGCATCCCACCAAACAAACGCACTCTCGACCGGCCCGGGGTCAATTCCTAGATAGATCATTCGCCCACCTCCTTTCGTCGCTTGCGGTTGGCTCTAATCGCCCTGCGAACAATTTGATAGCCGCGATCAAGGGCCTTGGCGTAGGTCGTTTGTTTAATGCGGTTGCGATAATCGTCCGCTTTCCTGCCCCACATAGCACGCCGACAGATTTTCCTTGCTTGCCTGAGTTTCATTCGCCCGCTTCGCTTTCCTTTTTTTCTTCAAGTTTTTCAATCGCGGTACGATAGGCAACGGATTTACCCAGCTGGTAGTTAGCTGATTTTACGTCACCAGTTGGTATGATCTTATTCATTCGGGTTATTGCTTCAAGGCGAAGCCCCTCAAAGTACTCGATAAATTCTTTGCGTGTCATTCGCCTACCTCCTTAATCAGTCGATCTAAGTACCATCGAGCCTTCTTCAAATCTTCAACGCCGTTTTTCTTGTCGTACCGCCAAAGGTACTTTATCGCGTTGCCGCGAAGGTAGCCAAGAAAGCCGCCGCCTAAAGCCACTTTCATCGCCTCGATACATTCGATGCCGCCTTGCTTGTAGTGCGAAGGGTTGATGGGGTCGCTAGTTCGCCCCCTTGCCTCCATAATGCTCTCGATGAACTGATCGGCATCTACGCCATCCATGCAGGGGCTAGAAGCCAAAGGCTCGCTCGAACTATCCTGGATTTTTGGAGAGTTGACTGGCTCGATGTTTTCTAAGTTTACGCAAGATCCCGGCCATCCCCGCATCGAGTACTGCGCGTAAGTTTCGCTGTACGATTCAATTTCGTAGATGTCGCCTGTTTCAATCAAGCGAACCCTTTCGCCTACCTTCGGCGCCCAAGCCTCGCTCGAACTATCCGGGATTTCCGAAGGGCTGGATTCAGTTGTTAAGGATTCCTTGATAACTGGCTCTGGTATCGGCTCTACAGGCACCGCGATCCGGCATTGGTTCCAATGCGGTGCATATACGTAGCTCCTGGTCTGAGGCTGGGCCTGAAAGCGCCAAGCTCTTGAATTGTGAACACAAACCAAAACCCCTGATTTCCATGGCTCGTCATGATAGTCCCGCACTTCGCAATCAATCGGACCATTCTTTAAATCAACTAGCGTCGGCTCTCGATACTTTTTCGCATCCGGTTCTTTAACTGGCGGTTCGTTCACCGCATGATTCGCCGCCCAAATCGCCTTCATGGTTCGCTCGGCCAGCTTCTGCGCTGGGGTCGGCTCTTTGGCTTCCGGCTCGACGGGTCGGCAATGTTCTGCATATGTCCACCAAGTAGTCCCCATGCCCCCCTTAACCCTTACTGAGTCGTTGCCTGTGTCGATTACCTTGCACAATACCCAAACCTTATCGCCTGCTTTGTAGCTACTCACCTTGCACCTCGATTCCTTTATTGTGTTTCGATGTCAATTCCTTCGCGTCGAGCATTTCCGATTCGGGTCGCAGGTCGCTTACTACTGTCCAAAAGCCACCTCCACACAAGCCTTGAACTCGAACCCCTCCTATTACGAACCCCTCTACGATAACCTTGACCCAAGCCTTATCGCCCACTTTCAGTTGCTCACTCACCTTGCACCTCGATTCCTGTTTTTGAAAACTCTTTGTTCGCCGCCCAAAAACTTTGGCCGTAAACTTCCGTTGTCAGCCTCGCGCTAACATTGTCGACTTCGGCCACCTTGGCTTTAACCCAAACGGTATCGCCGACTTTCACTTGCCCGCCCTCCTTGCTGGATGGTTCTTGTTTGTCAGTTGTCTCACGCATTTCAATAACTCCTTGTTCCTTGCCTGTAGTTCCTCAACTTGCCTTTTAAGTTTCCCAGCTTCACGTTGAAGCGTTCGGACTGTTGCTCGTAGTGTTGGTTTACTTTCCTTCATGCTTAATTCGCTCATCGTCGACGATAGCCCCGAGGGCCTGGAGTTGATACCGCTCCCAATGCTGGCCTTCGCTTAGCATCATATTGATCGCCATTTGAAACGCTCCAGCCGCCATACGATCGTAGCCGCTAAAGTCCCTTGGGTTCATCGCGCTTAACGCCGCCTCTGCGTACCGCCTGAATTGCTCCCTGTCTTCCATTTGCTGCTTGTTCATTTTGAGCCTTTCTAGAAATCGTTAAAGTTACCGTTACGTTCTTCCATCCCAACAACCTTACCCCGCAACATTTTCAAATCGCACGCTGCGATTCGACCGTTACGGAATTTTCCGACTTGGCAGGTCATTGATTCGCTGCCCCTGTCCTCTCGATGGAGAAACAGAACAACGTCCGAATCTTCCTCGATGGATCCTGTGTCCTTTAAGTCTGCTAGCGTCGGCATTTGCCCCTCGGATGCTCTGCCAACTTGAGCTAGCGATACGATTGAAATATCGTAAGCCTTGCTCATTCGGAATATCTCATTTGAAACGTAGGATACTTGCACTCGCTTTTCGTGCATTCCTTTTTGAGCCTTGATAAGTTGAATGTAGTCAATCACCACTAGCTTGGTCCCTCGCTTTGCCATGTCGGTACGTATCCGGCTTTCGATCCGTGCTATCGACGCCCCTGGACAATGCCAGACCTCGCAAGGCACGCCCTTAAAAGCATAGAGCGTCCCCATCATTTCATTTAATTGAGCGTCCGTAAAACTCAGGTAGTTCAGATCTTGCATCGTCGCGGAAGTGTCTCGAAGCGTCAGCCTTGAGCCGCAATCATCTAGTGTCATTTCAACCGAGACGAATAGCGTCGGCACTTTCTCGACCTGAGCCACCCGCAGGGCTATCTCCATTCCAAGAGCCGATTTCCCGATTGACGGCCTAGCCCCGATGGTGATGTATCCGTTAGGCATCCCGCCCATGAGCATCGCATCGAAAGCCGGTATCCCAGTTTTAAGCACTGGCGATTTGCCAGCCTTGCGAAGGGCCTCTAGTTTCTCGATCTTTGCGAATACAATCTGTTCGCAATCTTTTTGGCTGTCGCTGCCCATATCGCCAACAATCAAAGCCGCTGAGGACATTTCATCCGCGATCCTGTCCGGATCGAAGCTAACATCGGTTCGGATCTCCTGGGCAAAATCATCGATCATTACCGCAAGTTTTCGACGCCTGGACCATTTCGCCACCTCTTCGGCGTAGTATCGAACATGGTGCGGAACTGCTGTCCGGATCATTTCAGCGAACTTGGCAGGCCCTCCAATCGCATCGACGGCTTTAACCTTCTGTAGCTCCTGGCAAATGTTTGCAAGCTCTAGCGGTACTCCCATCGAGCTTAAAACCTGGATTGCCGAAAAGACCTTGCCGAATCCATCGGAGAAAAAGTCCCTTGCTGTGACGACTTCGCAAGCCTCGTAGATCGATGCGGGCTTGACTAGCAAGCCGCCAACCAAGAATTCCTCATCGCGAAGGGTCATTTCGATTTGCTTATCGATGCTCATTTAAATTCACCCACTTATTTTGCCTGTCATCGGGACGATCAAAAACACCCTGCAAAACACTAAGCCACTCTTTGGGGCCAAAGTCTTGGGATGCATTCCTGCATTCCAAATGAACCTTAATCGGCGGATTCTCGAACTCGTCTCCATCAACGAGCTTGTCGTAAACCTTGAATCTTTGGCAGTAAAACGAACCTCTTTCGATGGTTTCTAGGCAGTACTCGCAAACATGATCCTTGACTGCCTTGATAGCCCTTTCGTTTTTAAACTGTCGTTTCCACTGCTTATCAATGCTCATGAGTACCTCGGGCAGTTGGCGTAAGGGTCAGGTCGCTTGGGGGCTTGGTTCGGCTGAAACAATGGCAAGCCCTTGTTGTTGTTCTGCGCCCGTTCGAGCCAAGCAAATAGGAATCGATGCATCCCCTTTTCGGTTTTGCGTTTGGCTGGGTTGTCTTTGAGCCACTGGCCCGCTAGTCGCAATTGGGCATCTAGGTCCATTATCGGGAATGTCGCTTGCCATTCGTGGATCTTGGCTACTGTGGGCCTCCATAGGTTTCCGTTCGAGAGGATAAAACCGTGATCGGCCAACGGTCCGGGGTCAGCCTTGGCTGGCTTCGGACAAGAAGTAACTTTAGTTACTTCCTTCTTTTTCTCTTCTGTACTCTTCTGTTCTGTGGTCACGGTTTTGTCACTGTCA